ACTATAGTCCGTAATGACTCTAAACTAAGACCACACATTTCTCCACTAACTAACACTTACTCATGTCCCGTAATCTGATGATCTCCCTGCTTCGTAAGGGTAACACTGGCGCTCAGCTTCTTGGTATTCTTGAGGCCATCACCACGAACAGTGATAACATCGAACAGATGCAATCTCCTCAGTCTCAACCTACTCTAGAACCCCTTGAGTTCTGATCACTTAGTCCTAGACAGAGTGTAACGTAGAGGGGCAACAGTAAGCCCATATGAGGGGAGGCTGATTGTCTCCCCTTTCTTATAACATAGTCACCGACAGTTGTTGACACTTTGGGGCCTTATATGATAGAATGACAGTATAGCTCAGCGACAGTATTTCGGGGGAATTCTTATGGCCCATCGAGGCGCAAAGCGGTTATAAGGTGGTTAAGGTTAAGGATAAGGCCCCCCCTTACCAAAAACGCTAACTACCCTAACCTACAAAGGTCCCCAGACGGCCTTATATTATTTCGCGATTTAAAAAAAATCCTATATAAAAAATTCCCCCAGAAAGAAGAAGGCCCCTATGAGTGTTTCGAAGGTTTATAGTATATTCTTAAAGAATGAATGTGTATTACAAAATTTAACCCCTGAGAAATTTGAAAGTCACTGGGAGATGTTGAATAATCTTGTGGGCATATTGAAGACTGACTATACAACTGATGATCTCTCATATAAGGAGAGTATTTCAGAGTAACTGTCATATCACAACAGATTGACAGAGACATACATAACTGGTATAATAATTACTGAAATGGAGTGATTCTAATTCATGGCAAAAGGTTTTACAGTCAAAGCCTCGTCTCCTACAAAAGGAAAAAGTGAAGGTCCTGAGTGGGACTATGAGGCAATCAAAGAAAGAATGCGAGGAAAGGCAATTGTTTTTTGTCTTCCAGGACGTGGATGTTCATATGCGTTCATGAAGAACTTTGTACAATTATGTTTTGATCTTGTACAAAACCAGATGAGTATTCAGATCAGTCAGGACTACTCGTCTATGGTGAACTTCGCACGTTGTAAGTGTCTCGGCGCCAATGTTCTGAGAGGGCCTGACCAGATTCCTTGGGATGGTAAGTTGAACTATGATTATCAGTTGTGGATTGACTCTGATATTATCTTCAATACTGAGAAGTTCTGGCAGCTGTGCGACCTCGCGTTAAACTCTGATGGAGAAGAGAAAGAGATTGTTGCAGGTTGGTATAGTACTGAAGATGGGCGGACAACCTCTGTTGCACACTGGTTAGAGGAAGATGATTTCCGTAACAATGGTGGTGTAATGAATCACGAAATGGTTGATGGTATTAGTAAGCGTAAGAAACCTTTTACTGTTGACTACACTGGTTTTGGTTGGGTTATGATTCAGAAGGGTGTCTTTGAGAACAAGGAAATGAAGTATCCTTGGTTTGCTCCTAAGATGCAAGTCTTTGAATCTGGTGCAGTTCAAGATATGTGTGGAGAGGACGTTTCGTTCTGTCTCGATGCAATTGATGCTGGTTATAAGATCTGGTGTGATCCTCGTATTCGTGTTGGTCACGAGAAGACACGAGTTATCTGATTTTAAACAGGGGGTTGACAGACCCCCTTTTTTTCTCTATAGTAATTAAGTAATCAAGAAGGTTCTATGGCTAAACTTAAAAAGTCTTTGACTGGTGGTAATCTGATCGAGAGTCAACCAAAGAATACTCGCCAAGGTCAGGGTAAGCATACTAAATATGCTTCAACGAGTCGTAACAATGCAAAGAAACCATATCGTGGTCAAGGTCGTTGATTAGAGGTTATAATCTAACTGTCTACACCTATCTCGCTCCCAGTAAAGTCTGTGACGGGGTAGGTGTTTTTTCTTTAGTGGATATACCGAGAGATACTATAATCTTTGAACCAAAGACTTGTGTTCAAATTTGTGATGAGCAGGTGTCTACTGAAATAAAGACTTATCTGGAGAAGATGACCTATTATGATAAAAATGGTTTTTGGATTGATGATGATCTATCAAGGTTAGGCCAACAGTACTATATCAATCATTCACATGAACCGAATGTAGCATATGAACGTAGTACAGGTAAACTGTATGCAGTTCGTGATATATCAAAAGATGAAGAACTCACTGATTATTATTTTCCAGGAGAAAGGGATTGGCTTACTTAAATCACAGTTTACCTGATTGGTCTTGTTACATTCGTAATGAGTTCCTATTCAATCATAAGAGAGGACATGGAGAAGTCACTAAGGCTGATGTTCATAGTGTTGCTAGTATTGAGAAACGTGTGCCCTTATTTGAGGCGTTTCTAGAGAATGGTGTCAATTGGACACGGAGACCCCTACATGCATTTTGTTGGGACCCAGAGGCCGAGATAGAGCCCTTAGAGGACATCATGTACTGGGATTGCTTTAGTCCTTATATTGATGTACAGAGACGACATCGACTTGCTGGTCTGGAGGCACAACTAATTCGTCCTGATGGTAAGAAGGTACTAGGTGATTATATGTTCACCTTAGATTGGTCTTGGGAAAATAAAGGTGTACCTGATCTAAACTATTCAGAAACACCTGAACATAAGTGTGCTCACCTGTTCAAGGTAGAGACTGGTAACTATTACGCTTATCCTAATAATCGAATCATTTGGTACGATAATGCATGGACATTCAATCGTATTGAAAAGAATCCTGGATTTGAGATTGATACTACTGTCTATAGTGTTGAGAATAAAAGGAAGATTGAAACTTCTGATCACTACATGTATGAAGTGAAAGATATATAAGGAAAGACTTTTATGGATAACAAGAACTTTTTGAGAGAGATCAATAACGATCAGAAGACACCAAAGAACCAGAAAAAAGTCCGTCAGGATGGTTTCTATGAAGCCAGTGAAGTAGACTGGAAAGACTTCTGGGAAAATGAAGATACGAGTGAAATGTTGACAGAGTGAATCCTTGGATTTGTGTAATAAATAACCACAGAATTGTTGTAAGAAAATTAAGTGCCAGTCCAAAGGATTAGTAAGGAGTTCAAGGACGTTAGTGCAACGTTCAAGCTCAACCCAATTAATCTTGATCTTATTACTTTAAGTAATGAGAATGCGATTGCACGTTCAATTCGTAATTTAATTTTCACAATACCAGGTGAAAAACCATTTGAACCTTTGATAGGTTCTAATGTAACTAACCTGTTATTTGAAAATATGGACTCATTGACAGCATCTTCAATCCAAACTGAGATTGAAAATACTATTAATAACTTTGAACCAAGAGTACAACTTGTTCAAGTCAAAGTCACTCCCAATTTTGATGATAATGAATTTAATTGTTATATCAGATATAACATAGTTGGTATTGATGTTCCACAACAACAATTATCATTTGCATTACAACCCACTAGGTAAATGCCTCTAGTTAATTTTAGCAACTTAGATTTTGATCAGATTAAGGAGTCCATCAAGGACTATCTTCGTGCGAACTCAAACTTTACAGATTACGACTTCGAAGGATCTAATTTAAGTACAATTATTGATACGTTAGCATATAATACGTATATCACCTCATATAATGCCAACATGGTATCCAATGAGGTTTTCATCGATAGTGCCACGTTAAGGGAGAACGTGGTGTCTCTAGCACGTAATATTGGTTACGTTCCAAGATCTCGTAAGTCTGCCAAAGCGAACGTTTCTTTTGTAGTAAATGCTTCAGCTACAACAGCAGTTACTTTAACGCTTAAAGCTGGTCCTGTACTTACATCAAGATCAACTCAATCTAATAAAAATAGAAATTTTATATTCTCAATTCCTAATGATATTACAGTTCCTGTTGATTCCACAGGTTATGCTAAGTTTGATATTGATGTATATGAAGGAACTTACGTCACTCAAACATTTACTGTAGATACAAGTAACCCACAACAGAAGTTCATTCTTCCAAATTCGGGAATTGATACCGATTTACTGAGTGTCATCGTCAAAGATACTTCATTATCTTCGGTTTCTAGGAAATTTGAACTCTTCAACAGTCTTTTTAACGTCACAAAATCCACCAGAGCATACTTTATTCAAGAAATTGGTCAAGAAAGATACGAATTACTCTTTGGTGATGGCATATTTGGCGTAAAACTCGAAAATTCTAACTTTATCGAGGCATCTTACATCACTTCTAATGGTGCGGATGCCAATAATATTACTAATTTTAGCTATATTGGTAATATCACTGACAATAATGGAGCTTCAGTAAGTCAGGGTGTCTCTGTAATTACTACAAATTCTGCTTCTGGTGGCGGAAAATCGATTGAAAGTGTAGAATCCATCAAAAAATATGCTCCACAGATCTACGCATCACAAAATCGTGCAGTAACTGCTGCCGATTATGAGGCTTTGATCCCTCAAATTTACCCAGAAGCCGAGTCAGTGTCAGCTTTTGGTGGAGAAGAACTTAATCCACCCCAATATGGAAAAGTTTTTGTAAGTATCAAGCCATATAATGGTGTATTTTTGTCTAGTGGTATCAAACAAAACCTTCAACAAAATATTAAAAAGTACTCAGTCGCTGGAATTAGACCAGAAATTATCGATTTGAAGTATCTTTACGTTGAGACAGACGTTGAAGTCTACTATGACTCAAATAAAGCTCCAACTCCATCTTATGTACAAAATCTTGTTTCGCAAAATATCACAAATTACGCAAATTCCTCAGAACTGAATCAGTTTGGGGCGAGATTTAAGTATTCCAAATTCCAAAAAACAGTAGATAGTAGTAATGAATCGATTACTTCTAATATTACTAACATCAGTATTAGAAGAGATTTAGTTGCAAGTTTGAATCAATTTGCAGAATATGAAATATGTTTTGGGAATCAGTTTTATATCAAGAATCATGGTCACTCGGCTGTTTTTGAAGGAAATCTTCTAGGTTATAATATAAAGTCATCTGGATTCACTGTTAGTGGAATTAGTGGTACTGTCTATCTTGGTGATACTCCAACTGGTAATCTCGATAAGGGAACAGTATTTTTATTCAAACTCAATTCTCCAACAGAACCAATTATTGTAAAACAAAACGTAGGAACTATTGATTATAAAAAAGGTGAAATCAGATTAAATCCGATTAATATCATTGGAACTAGTGTAAATAGAAACACTCCTTTGATAGAAATTTCTGCCACTCCATACTCAAATGATGTTATTGGTCTTCAAGATCTCTATCTACAATTGGATGTAAATAATAGTACGGTAACTGCTATTTTGGACAACATTTCATCAGGAAATGATGTCTCTGGAACAAACTATATTGTTTCATCCAGTTATGGTTCAAACGCATTGGTAAGAGGAACACCAATCGTTACTGTTGATGTAGATTCGCAAGCCGTTAATGAAACTACAACAGTGCAATCCTCATCAACATCATCTTCCAGTACATTCGGTAGATCTTACTAATTTATAAAAAATGGCAGTAGATAGAGTCAAATTTCAGGAAATAGTTGCAAGCCAACTTCCTAGGTACGTCAGAGAAGATTTTCCACTTCTTACAGATTTTTTAGAGCAATATTATGTTTCTCAAGAATATCAGAGTGGTCCAGTAGATATTGCAAATAATATTGATCAATATGTAAAAGTAGATGAGTTGTTTGACGTAGTTGATTCAACAACTCTTACTGTAGATTTAAATTATTCTGGAAGAACCGTAAATGTTCAGTCAACCACGGGTTTCACTGATACAAATGGTATTATTCAGATTGATAACGAGATAATATTTTACGAATCGAAGACAAATACTTCTTTTGTGAATTGCAGAAGAGGTTTTAGTGGTGTAACGACATATATTACCACAGGAACACCAGATGAACTTACATTCTCATCAACTGAGACCGATTCACACACATCTGGTACTAAAGTTAAAAATTTAAATATTTTATTCTTAAAACAATTCTTTAAAAAACTCAAAAAGCAGGTAACACCTGGTTTTAGTGACAGAAATTTTTATTCTGGTCTTAATACAAAAAACTTTATCTACAACGCGGATAGTTTTTATAACTCAAAAGGTACTGATCAGTCATTTGAGATTCTTTTTAGAGCCTTGTATGGTGAAGATGTAGAAATTATCAAACCATCTCAATATCTTCTCACACCTTCAAATGCTGACTATAAGGTCACAAAAGATTATGTTGTAGAAAAACTCCAAGGTGACCCACTAAATCTCAAAAATCTTACAATTCAACAAAGAAGAACTAACGCAAGGGGTTCTATCACTAATGTTCAACAAATTCCTTATGGTGACTATAACTTTTATCAAATCAGTATTGACTCAGGATATCAAAGAGATTCTGATGTAACTGGTTCGATATTTGGTGAGTTCAAACCAAATCCACTCACTAAACTATTGGAGGATGTGGGTATTGGTGCGACTATCCTCAACGTCGATTCTACAGTAGATTTTCCAGAATACGGAAACATCGTCGTAAATGATGTTGATGATGAAATAATTGGTATTGCATACTCAGGTAAGACACTTAATCAATTTTTTAATTGTTCGGGTGTAACCGCAGCACTGAAAAAGAAATCAGATGTAAAGTATGATGATTATTCTTTTGCATATGTTGGTATTGATACCTCTGACCAAATTAGAGTTAGATTTACATCAACTTTAAAGGATTTTGTACAGAATGATCCGACTTATTACTTCAAA